CAAAGATTGACCAACTGTATCAATACCAATGTGGTAACCAGCCTTGAGCAAGTTAATGTTAGCAAGGTCTCCTTGTCCAGCGGGGTTCAATTGTGCCCATTGGCTGTTGGTATCCTTGGGTAAAAGCTCAGAAGGGTCCTGAACATTTGGCTTGCCGCATGATGCTGGGATTCCTTGAACTCCAGATTGACCACCAGCTACATCAGAATAGCGCTCGTTGCCCTTTGCTTCAATATCCTCAGCAGGTAGAGGACCATTTTTGCGCTCATTTTGGTAAGCAGGTTGTTCATTGGACTCCATCATTTCACTACCATACATTCCCTTTGAGTTGAAGTATTTAAATAAATATACGAATCCAATGATAGCCAACACAATTAAAATCCAATTATCTTTAACCTCTTTTGGGAAGACTGCCAAGATTTTAGAAATAAAGTCACTCATTATATAAAATTAGCGATAAAATATTTTTCAAATTAATAATTAATTGTTTGACAAACATTTAATTAATAGTTATAGTTATTACTAAACATTTCACTTATCTAAATTGTAAAATAATTAGTCTGGAAATTGTTCGAATTATAGAAACCTATTCTATTATCAAAAATTATTATTATCAATTTTCCATTATTTCATTCATACTAAAATCTTCATCGTCACTTTCATCAATATCATCCAACATGTATGTCTTTTTTATATTTTTAACTTCTAAATAAGCTAATATAGCTGATTGTTTTGCTTGCTTTGCTCTCTCTCTAGCCTTTTTATAAATTTCATAATATACTTGATTTGGCTGTTTCAATGTTATAGTTTCTAAATTCTCTAAACTATCTCCTAGCTCCATTTCTTTTAAATCATTAGGGTCATCTATTTCTTTTTTAACATCTTTATTTAAATCTTCTATTTCTAAAGTAATATTCTCATCTCCAAATTCCACTTTTGATTCCACTTTTGCCATTGGTTTTGTATCTTGTTCTTGTTTTTTATCATCATCTTCTTCAAATACTAAATCTGTGATTTCTTCTAAACCTAAAATATCATTATTCTTTGTATTTGTATTTGTATTTGTATTTGTATTTGTATTTGTATTTGTATTTGTATTTGTATTTGTATTTGTATTTGTATTTGTATTTGTATTTGTATTTGTATTTGTATTTGTATTAGCATTAATATTGCTATTTGTTTTTTGAACTTGTGATTTGTCAGGTGTAATAGTTAAATTATATGGTTCTGTTTTTACAGTCTCTAAAGTATGTTTGTTTGTATCAATATGAATAACAGTATTCGTGTTATCTTCGATTGCTGGAACAATACCCACTACACTTTCATTAATATTTTTTTGTGATGGAACTTGTGATTTATCACTTCTTTTAATAAAACAAGAATCTAAAAAGGGGTCTGGACTAACTACCATAGATTGCTTAAGTTCTATTTCTATTTGAAAATTTCTAGAAGTAAATTTTATACCCTGTATTTCTAAAATAGATATTAACAGTTTTTCTTGTGAAATATCCTCTATATTTATAATACTATCCGTTTCACTATATATTTTAATATTTGGTTTTACGTTTACTCTAAGCAAATAATTTTTACCTGATTTATAAATTTTAAAAGGAGAAGTAAATGCTGTTTCAATATCATCTTTTTCTAACTTGGTTTGGAACCATGATTCCCCTTTTACATAAATTAATTCTTGACATTTCGATTCTAAATTTTCAATCCAACTAATAAAAATATTATCATTATTATCAAACATCAAGTCTGCATACACCTTTTTACCATTTTTTATAAATCCCTGTTTCGTGAAACATTTAGGGGTTTGAATATATAATGTTTTATTATTTTTGTATAAAATACGTGTAAAATACGAACCTCCAGGAATAGTAGTTGGTGGTCCTAAAAATATATTTGAAAAATCATAATCCATAGTTGGTTCAATAATATTGTCAATCATTTATTCAAATAATAGAAAATATTAATAATAATAACACGCAAATACGCAAATACGCAAATAAATAAATGGGTGTATTCAAATTCCTAAAGTAAATATAAATAAATCACACGCAAAAAATCTGATTTAATTTTATTATCTAGTTTTATACCGAGTTATGCCAAATTCTTTAATGAAACAATGTTTAGACATACTACAAACAGAAGATGTAAGAAATGAAATTAAACGTATTTTTTCACCTGTTACCGATTTAATATTATACGAAATATATCCATATATTTATTTTATTATTTTACTAGTTTTTTTAATATTTATATTAATTTTAGCAATATTAGTTATATTAATATCATTATTGCGTAATAATAAAATATTTGTAAACACTGTTATTTAGTATTTCAATCTTAATATTTATTTTTTCCTATATATATTGTATAAATGGCTAAAACTAGAAACGTGAGTTTTAAATCAAGACAAAGAGGACAAAGCAAGTCTAAAACCAAATCTCAAAAGGGAGGAAACCAAGGTCCTTACCCTGATAGTGCCTGGGGTTTCCAGTTAAACAATGTCGGTGATTTATGGAATCAATTTACACGAACAATGGATAGTTCTTCTACTAGCAATGTAATTACACCTGCTTCTCATGCTCCTGTTGCTGCTGCTCAAAAGGGTGGAAAGGCTAGAAGCCGAAGCCGAGGAAAAAAGGGTGGATATTGGGGTGCTGTTTTGGAACAAGCAATTGTCCCCCTAACTTTGTTAGGAATGCAACAAAAGTTCAAATCCAGAAAACACCATAATGTAGCTAAGAACAAGACAGTTCGTCGTCATTAAACGTCCTATATTAGTGTACTAATTATAATAAGTATTTAAGCAATAATATTTATTATTTATTTTATAATTTTATAGTATAAAATACGCTATGAACTTTGAAAACCAAATACAACAATGGGTTTCTATTGATAACCAAATAAAGGAACTAAATGAGCAATTAAGAGAACTTCGTGACCAAAAAAATGAATTAAATGATTCTATTGCTACCCATGTTGAAAATTCTAATTTGTCAAATGCTACCGTCAAAATAAGTGATGGACGCATTCGTTTTGTTAAGGTAAAAGATACTCAGCCTTTAACATTTAAATATTTAGAATCATGTTTACGAGATATTATAAAAAATGAAGACCAAGTTAATAAAATTTTGGATTATATCAAAAATAAACGTGAAGTCAAATACGTTTCCGAAATTAAACGTATTTATAATAATTAATTTATATCAAAATAGTATATAGTGTTATATGTCTATTATTACTAATAACGATTTAATATTTTATGAAAAAGATGGTGTAATTATGAGTGGTGGATATAGTTTAAATTCTGGATTATTACATCAAGGTATCTCTCCTATGAAAACTATCAACACAATTGAGCAGACCCAAACGGCTGGCTCCGGCTCTCTCGATAGTGCTGTAACAAATAAAGAAGCAAAGGTATCAGATATTTTTGCTAACTTGGCGATTCCTACTGGACTATATTTAATAAACCAAAAACCATTATATAACAACAATAGCAATATCAATATTAATAACAAACCCAGTAATAATTTGAATGAACACTCAATGATTTCTGATGATATTTATGACAAACTATTCAATTTAGTTCAATTGGACGAACTAAACAAGAAAAAATACAATAAAACAAAAAAACACAGACAACAAGAAGACAAATCAAGTCAGTCAAATAAAAAACAAAGACATACGAGAAAAAGAAAATAAATATATAATATTATACATTTATAATATTAAAGCATTATAAATGTATCATTATTTCCAAACATATAATTTTTATGATGATGATTTAATATTTAATAAAGAAGAACAATGTCTTATATGCTGGGAATTTTCTGATGATATAAACGAAATAAATAACTTACAATCTCTCATCATTTTTGATTCAACGTGTAATTGTAACAGCTATTTTCACAACAAATGCTTATACGATTGGGTAAAACGAACACAATCTTGTCCTATTTGTCACAAGTTTTTAACTATTAAAAATAATAAAGTATATCGTTTTTTAAACAAGTCATTCATACAAAATTCTTTAAATAAAGTATCATTTGTTCGTTTTTTTACAATCATTATTTACCTATCTAAAGTCGTAAGTTATTACTTTTTATTACAATTATTTATTTTACTTTGTAAAGTTTATTTTCACACTCATTATGAATATTTAGAACATATAAAAGAAACAGTTGATAAGGAATATATTACAAGTGAAAATGAGGTTTATTATTATAATCATAGTTATTTATAGGTAGTTCAATTATAGGTAGTTCAATTATAGGTAGTTTAATTATAGGTAAGTTTATTTAAAGTTTGCTCCATGTATTGTGATTAAAAGGTGAAACCAAAATACTCTTGAGTCTATCCTTCCAAAATTTAACACGCTGCTCTAAAGCTAGGTCCTTCTCGGTTTTTGGATACACTGGTTGCGTTGCCATCAACTCTTCTTCTTGTGGTGTCATTCGTGGCTTATAACCATAACAATTTACTCCAAAACGCATTTCAGGATTTGCTATAAATCCTCCATTTACACCTGGTCTTCCACAATCATTTTCGTGTCCCTTTATTTTTTGTAATTGGTCATATTTTGATTGTTGTGTTGGGAATAATGCCATTTGATTATCTGACCACCCATAATTACACCAGTCTGCTCCATTTTTATACGCATCTTCCACTTCTTGATAAGTTGCTAATCGTGACCCATATGCGCTACATAATGCTTTTGCGTCTTCATATACATATGTATTTTCTGGAATATTAAATACTTGTTTTCTTAATAATAATTCAGGAATAGGAGCCTTTATAGCATCCACTCTTGTTGTAGAAGTGTCTTCTACTCTTCCAGTATCACTAGTTATAGGAGAACCACTTGCTTTCTGAATATCCTTTACAAAATCTGGAACTTTCTCTAATGTAATTAAATCCTTAATTGTTTTAACTATGTCAACATTGAAAAAATACTGAATTGCGCTTATTAATAGTAAAATAATAAAAATAGTAATTACTAAACTTAATAACCAATTACTGGAACTCGAATCGACATTTACTGAAGAAGAATCTGTTGCTCCAAACAATACTCTTACAACTATGATTGCTAGCATAACAATTACTAAAATACTTAAAACGGTGCTATTTATAACCATATTATTCATAAAATTATACATACTATTTAATCCAGAAGTTAGATTGATATTTATTTGTTTAATGTTGTTATTAGTTTCTGACATTTATATATATAAAACAAATATTTATTTTATTTATTATTTCTTCTTTACTTATTATTTTTAACCTAAGTTAATCTTTATAACGCTCTTTTTCTGTAGAAAAAACAATAAGCCTTTGGTGATATTATTTGTTGCGTGTTAGTTACTTCTGTTACGTTTGTATCATTAAAATGATACCATTTGCCATTAGCATTTTTAACAAAAGATGTATAATGACCTCCTAAAACTGAACCGCCATGATTACAAACCCCGTATAAATCGTAAATATACGATTCTTTGTTGTAACCTATAACATATTTTGTTAGGTCTAAATTTTCTAAAGGGAAATCAATCAGTATTTGTTGTTTTTTATTTTTAGAATTATATCGTTTAATATCCAACACCAAAATAGTTGGAAAACTCCAAAATACTATGTTTTTATTGGCAGCCTCTTTTTGCCCTGTTTTTTCATTCAATATTCTATTATCTCCATCTAATACTTCACACTCTACATACGAATCGAAACAATCTAATAATGTTGGTTGCTTGTTCTCTAATGGTATGGGTAGATTGATAACAAAATACGGTTCTGGATTTAAACTTATTACCTCGCCTGTTTTTATTGATTTTAATTGAGAGACATGAATGCCGTAAAACATATTCCATATTTCAGAGTAGTCGTTCGCATACATTTGTTTTATACGCTGAAAACATAAGAGAGCTAATTTGTCTCTATCATTCTCAACCGTTCCCACAATATTCATATTTACTTCTCTAGCTAACGAATTATGAAAACAGTCTATAACAAATATTAGAAATTCAGGTAAATCATTTTGTTCATACCCAGTAAACAAGTCTTGTCCTTTTATTTGTGCCAGTTTTTGAACCGTTTTTACAAATTTATTAGGAGTTACAATACAATTTTCGTTCCATAAAATTTTTCTCAGTTCATCCCACTCTAGTATTAAAGCGGAATCATAAATATTTTTTAGCCGTTTCTTGTATATTTCTAAATTTAAAAAGTCATTTAACTCATACGTATGAGACAAAACCTGTATACAAGCATTTAAAAAACACGTATTCCCTAAATTAGACAGTCCTGATAATCCTTTGTCTCTATATTTTATATTTTTATTAACAGTATCTGTATTCAAATTCATAATATGTATTAATTATTATAAAACAATATATTTAAACATATTTTTTATATATTATAATATAATTGATGTCTAATTTAAATAGTCGTCTAACGCTCTCTCAAGATGAAAGATTGTTACTTAATATGTATATTAACCAGTATAATCAAGCTAATAATCAAATAACCCGTCTTTATAACACAATGGATAGTATTCGAAGTAATATAAATAATATAATCGCTTTTAATAGAGAAAATATGAATAATAATACAAATACTAATACTAATACAAATGGTAACCAACGTAACAATAATCGTAGAACAAATATGTCTCGAAATACTATTCCAAATATAAATAATCTATTTAATAACAATCCATATGTTTTTTATGATTATAATAATCCTATTTCACCAACAACATATATTAATAATGAAACTGAAACAGACAATAATTTAACAAATTTATTATCGGTTTTTTTATCATCAACTGTGCCAGTTAGACCAACACCTGCTCAAATATCAAACGCAACTAGGCTTGTTAGATATTCTGAAATACAAAATCCTATTTCCAATTCTTGCCCCATATCTTTAGACAATTTTTTACCAAACGATGAAGTCAGACAAATTCACTATTGTGGACACATTTTTTCAAAAACTTCTTTCGATGAGTGGTTTTGTAATAATGTTAGATGTCCTGTATGTCGTTACGATATAAGAACATATCGACCAAATATTTCACTACCAATTCCTTCGCCAATAGGCCCTTCTTTGAGTCCTATAATAAGTAGAGAAATCCCCTCAACTCTAGAAAATAATCAACAATTACAAAATGATGGTGTAACAAATAGAGAAGAAGTAACTGAACCGGAATTAGAAACAGATATAAATTATAATGAAAATAGTATAAACAACAGAAGAATCAGAAATCGAGGTTTACACAACGATAGACGTAGAAGAAATAGTAGTAGAAGCAGTAGCAGCAGCAGTAATAATAGCGAAACTAATAGTCAGAATTCAGCATTAAACATGCTTACAACGAGTATTTTTGAATCACTATTATCATATCCTGCTAGAAGATATAACAGAGAACCTGAATCAAATGATGAACGGTTATTTTATGACCCATCATTAAATACAATAACATATGAAACAATTATTCGACCTAATCGTAATAACGATACACAGCGTTAAATTTACAAATCCAAAATCAGAATAAAATATATTATTAAAATCAATATAAAGACATTATAATAATATATACAACTAATAATGTCGTCACAAAATAACTCAACTACTTGGAGAAATGGTTATAAATGGACTGTGAATGAATGTTTACGCCTCGAGCGTGAATATGACTTACTACAATTGTCTGTTTCCGAAATGGCTCTTTTACACAACAGAACAAAAAATGCTATTATGTTTAAATTACATCAAGAAGGACTTGCTGATTATAATGAGCTTTATATTCAAACCTATGGAAACTCATCTATTACAAATGACGTGACATATCCATCTTTATTACAAGTTGACGTTAGTGTTAACGAAGATGAAGACTATGATGAAGAATATGTTCCTAAATTAATTGATGAAGACGAAGACGAAGATGATGACGAAATGAATGATTCAATTTCTGACATTGAACATGAAGACGTAAATGAATACTATTTGGCTGAGCAAATTAGGTCATTACAAAAACAGATAAACTCACTTATGAGCTATTTTACAAAAAGAAAGAGTGTAAGCCATTTACAGCACACTGCTTAAATATTTTCTAAATTTGTCTATTTATATGTAGAGAAAAAATATTTATATATTTTCCTATTTTTCCTTAAATAATATTACTAAATTATATTTATTGATATTATTTTATTTTATATTTTTCAATTACTTTTTGAGACCAAAGAATTTCACAACGCTTTGGTTTCCTTCTTTGGCATTATTTGTCTCTCTTAAATATTTATCAAATATTAATGTCTTCACTTCTTTATCCTTTATTTTCGCCATTTTTTCCTCACATTTTTTATAATCTGGTATCTCTCTTTTTATATCTTCTATTTCCTTTTTAAACGTTGATACCTTAGCCCTCCTCGGCGGCTTTTGTGACATCCATATCTCTTCCAATACTAACCCAAACAACTGTAACAATGGCTTCATAATTTGATTCGAAATGTAAAACGAATAATCTAATTGTAAATTATTATCCTTTATAAAAGTTGGGGTTTCTATTTTCTCTCCTTGAAGCGCTTTCTTATTTGATTGAACTATATACGCAAATGGAATACGGTCTCCTGATGTTGGTTTATTTCCAGGTTCTCTTGCTGCTATCCTATCTGCTAACACTTTGTGTGCAATTTGCTGCGGATTTTTATAAAAGGAACGCAGCGATTTTGTTATAATTAGTTTCTCTATCGGAACCACACCGTCTACCAACTCCTGTAAACACTTGTATACATAGTTTATCGCCTTTTGAATATCTCGGTCTTTCATCAAAATATCTATAACACCTCCATAAACATCTTTTACTATTGGAGCATTATCACGTCTTTTTAATACAATACCCATCTCCTTTCTCTTACCTTTGTTTGGGTCTGTTTCGTATAAAATACCTACATATCTCTTTTTTGATAATAAACAAAATGGCAGAAATGTTTTTTCATATTCAAAATCATGAGGTTGTTTTAAAAACTTTGACACGTTATGACACGCTTCTTGTGCTATTTCAATAGACAATTCTAACGCCTTGTGACCTATAATTTTCTCGCCAGTTTCTTTATCCATCAAATTGAACTTGAAGAATACGGAGTCCGTATTATGAACTATTAAATTTCCGACACCAGCCGCGAAATGGTGATTATCTGTTGTTAAATCATATACATAGCCTTCATATGGAATTTCATTTATTTTTTTTATTTGATTTTCTATACTAAGTTGTGGTTCTAAAGGACAAACTACTATATCATTATTTTCGTCACAAAATAATCTAAATTTTATATTTTTACTATTTAAATAATTTGTATATTCTGCTGCTTCAATCATAGAACTATATGAAAATGAAGCATACATATTTTGTTTATATTTTTCATTAATTTCTTTTTGCTCCACTTTTTCTAAAAGTGGATAGTGTAATAATTCAGTTCCGATTTGAATATCTTTTGGTGAAATTTCTAAACCATCTTTTGTAACTAAAGAGTGGTCATCTGTTACATCAACTACTCCTGTGTGAGTTAATATTCTCAGCATTTTTTTATGAGGTGCTAGTTGATGTCTTATTACCCTATATAATCTAGTCCATCCTTTTTCTGTCCATGTTTCAATATTTTCAAGTTCGCAAAATTCTTTTTCTTGTTTTCCAGGTTCTGTACATTTAATCCAAAGATTATTTCCATATTTTTCTGCTAATTGTTCAATCGTAAGAATGTCAATTATTCTATTTTTTTCTTCTTTGGTTTCACCTTTTTTAAATGTGGAAATATATACAGGTGTGTAATTTGCTACACTGTCACCGTACACATACTCTGCTTTTGTATTTACCAGACCATATTTGGTGTCAACGTCTGCGTCGGCATAACATTCTTCCACAACCCGTTTCGCATAAGTTAATAATAAACGTCCTGTTGCGGTAGTTGACGCAGCAATATCCGGTTCATAAAATGTGCTCGTCTTTGCTCCTAGCTGACCATATAACGAATTCGCTGTTACTTTATAAGCTAACTGTCTTTTATCTAACACATTTTTCATAAAATCATCCGGAGCATTTGGTATCAACTTTCTGGTATCTTTTCTCGCTTTTAACAACTCCTGTAAAATTGAAGGCATAATTGCTTTTTCTTCAACCCCGTCTTTTACAAGTGGCTGCGCAAAACGACACATTTTATATCCTGATTTTATCTTCTCTGCTCTTGCTTTTGGATTTTTTCTCACATATTTAAATGTGTCAAATGATATATCGACATATTCGTATCCTGGAAGGTTATCATAAATATACTCTCCACGTTCACCTTTGTCTCCTGTCTCTGCTACCAATTTGCCATCTAAGTCATATATTTTTGTCCATACTTTACTGCTCGGGCATAAATTTTCGGACAACATTGACGACGGATATAGTGACGCAAAATCGCCAACTGGAACTGGATTGTCCAAGTAAAGACCACATTTGGGTTCCAAAACAATCGCACCTTCATAACCATCGTCTTTTGAACCCTTGTTTATTACAGGCATTAATACCCCCTTTTCCCTACACTTTTTAGCAACATAACTAGTCAATTTTATACCCTGTCCTCTAAATATTAAGAAACTCATCGGAACACTACATAATTTTGACATTTCTACTAAATCAGTTATCACATCCACTTTGGCGAACAAATATTGAACCAAGTTACAATCCTGAATACAGTATTTAGCAATAACAGCACGTGCTGCCGGTCCTTCATTGGTCATTCTGAAAATATCTTTAGGTGTAACATCGTCTTTGGCTAATCCCCATTTCACTGTTTTTCCTTTTGGACTCTCATGCCCTGCGATTTCAAACCATCCATCTTGCTTGTTTATACTTGTTACTACAAATTTATCTCCGTCTTTGTAATAATCGCTCGAGTGGTTTATTTCTTCGAAATGTATGTAACTTTCCACTTGGAGACCAGTCATATTTGAGGTTTTAATCCGAGTTGTTAATTGAGCTGTTTCTTTGTCGGATATATGTTCAATCCCTTTTACTACATCACCAATAAAGTGGCCGCCAACATAATCTAACTTGTATGATGTTAGGTTTTCAGTGCGCCGAAACCAGTTTAACATATCCACTTGAAGACGTCCGTTCATTTTAATAATTGACAAATCGTATGTTCCAGATGCTAAGGTGATACTGCTTTTGTCAATTTCTATTTTACCTGTTTTATAATCTACAGTAGCACATAATTCATCATTATTGCGCGACAATCGTAAAAACTCCTCTACACAATCTAATTCTTGAGAGCGACGGAACATAAATTCATAATCAAAACTGAAAATATTGTATCCGATAATAATGTCTGGATTCACTCTTTGAACTAATTTTGTCCAAGCTAATAAAACGTCTTTCTCTGTTGAATATGTTTCTATTTCTGAATTCGGAACCGAATTATGTAAATGGTCGCATGAATTTAAAACAATACAGTTATTCAAATATGGTTCTTTTTCGCCGTAACGAACAAATGTTGAACCGATAAATGTTACCTTGTCACCTTCTAATGCCGGAAAATTGTTGCGCAATGATAATATGAGTTCTGTTATTTTTCCTTCTCGTTCGAATTTTTTGTCACATAATATGTCGACAATAGTTGACTGCTTGTTTTTATACATTTCTGGCTTAAATCCAGTTCCTACCTTAAAATATTTCTCTGGTTCTTCTTCAATGACCCCATTGTCTGAATGCGTATCTTCATTGGCTTCGTCTTCGTTACCTGGTTCGTCCGTCTCCGCTACAACTTGGAACGCTTTATTCGCATTTTCGAATAAACTTTCTATTAAATGTTCCTCTGAATTGGATGAGCGTTCACGAACTTGTGTTTTTAACCAGTTTTCGGTTTTCTCTAATAACTCTTGTTCTGAAACCACTTTTGTTTTTGGATAAACTAAGTCAATATTTTGAACTGGATTTGATTGTTTAAAACCAAATGCTGTTTTTATTATTTCTCTAAGTATTGTTTTACATTTTTCAGCGGTTAATTCCATATTATTTTTTGCGAAATAATCGACGATATTTGTTGCTAGCTTTTTGTATGACTTGATTGGAACTGGAAAGTCACCATGGCTGCTACTAGCCTCAATATCAAAACTCATTATTTTATAAGGAACACGAGTTTCCTTATCATTCAATGGAATCACATTTTTGTAATTAATTTTGAACTCAAAATCACACGAAGTAGTCTTATTATCTTCTGAAACGATTACTGTTTTTTTATTAGGTAATGCGACCCATCCAGAGGGACTGATTTCTCGAATGTGAAAGAATCGAAGCAATGGCGGAATATTTGCTTCATACAATTCAACAAAGCAATCTTTGAATAGATACCCATTTTTTAATAATCGTCTTTCCTTAATTAGATTTCCGTCACCGTCATCGTTCATAGTATCTTGATACCATAAATTTTTGACTTTGTTGTAAACAGGAACGTTCGCAAATTTAATCAAAATAAATCTATGTAAATTTCCGCCATCGAATCCATATAATTTCTTTTTCTCTATTAATTTACATTCTGTAATAGAATCTTTATAATATTTTCCTACCTTTGTTTGGATGTGTTCCAAAAAAGCATTCTTCATCGTTTGACCCCATTTATTACTTACCTTTAAGTAAAAGAATGGCTGGTATTCTTCCACAATTATAGATGCTTTTTGTCCCTCTTCATTAATACCAAACATTTGTATCACAAATTTTGACTTATCTGTATTATATGTATGTTGACCATTTCCATTAGAGTCGTCATCACTAGATGATAACCCAGTATTTTTATCATTATAAATATTAAACTCGAATAACTTGAAAGTTTGCTCCATTTTTTGAATATTATATCTTACATTCTTTTCATTGTTTATTTTTAATTCAATTTTATTGTTTATTTGATTTTATGTTTATTACATTTATTGTTTTTACACCTTTTTACATTTCACGAAACGCTATAACTCCGTAAAGCCTTTGGAATGCTGATTTTATATTCACAGCATAAATGATTTAAATTTATACTACAATAATATATAATATTGACAAATGTAAGAAAATAAACAAAAACATGTTATGATTATAATTTATTTTTTCAAATTTGGAACAAAAAGTATAAAAGTCCAGAATTGAAAATAATATATATTATTTTTAATTTAAAGAATATATATTTTTATATAGTTAATTTAATTAATTATATAATTCCTAAATATTTTCAAAATCTTTATTTTCATTTATCTTTTTAAGTTTTTCTTTTTTATTTAGGTATGCTCTCCTTGCGTATTCTTTTTTTTTCTCTGGGGTCAATGTAGCATTATAATTTATTTTTTCTTTGTATTCCTTAACTTTCTGTTTGTGTTTTTCTTTATTTTCTTCATAATATATTTTGTTTCTTATTGGTGCTGTATTTTTTTTTAGATGTTCTTTGGTTTCAATTAATTCATTTTTTGTTTTTTCTAATTCTTCTTTTAACAAAATATTTTCCTTAATAAGTTCTTCGTTATTCATTAAGGTAATGTAATAAATTATTTTTATATAATTTTCACTATATAAAAATGGGCGTTTTAAATGAGAAAAGGTGTAATAAAATGATTCATACTATAATATACATTATTATTGACTCTATTTAAATAGGTTCAATAATAATTGTAATGTGTATTTTTACACATTCTTAGAGAAGCTTGTAGGAAATGAGAAAATGTGTAAAACAACTATTTATCAATCGTCACTTCTTTGGCAATGTTTTTTATGATTTTGTCTTCCTTTTCCAAAGCATTATCTCCTTTGCCTCCCATGGCTTCAATAATTAATTTGTTATATTGGTCTGAAAACCTTGACTCACTTTTGTCGCAATCTGGATGCTTTGATTTGAACTCTTTTAACATTTTGGAATTTTTATATGCTACTTCTTTAATCACCTTTCTTAATTTTTGTTTATCCTTATTTTCCTTTTCCCATTTATCCTCATCTTTTACGTATAAAACTTCTCTCTTTGAATCTGTACAATGAACTGGACGTTTTGTTTCATCAAGTGAATTAAGGTTTTTCACGATGATATTTGAGATACCCTCTACGTAACCAATTTGCCCAACCTTTTCCAAATCACATAATTGTACTTTAATCGTTTCAACAAAATCCATAATATTCATGGCATCTTTACAAGTCTCGTTTAAAAAGAATTGTAAATTAAATGTTTTATTATGTGAATTTGTATTGTTATGATTTGTTATTGTATTATTTGTCCCATTTTTACAAACCTCTAATATTTGTTTTTGTAAATCTTGATTTTGTTTTTGTAATTCTTGGTTTTGTTTTATAATTTCTATTATTAAATCAGGAGTTATTTCATTCGTATAATTTTTATTTACATAAACTAAATTATTTTTGTCGCCAGACAGCGATTTTGTCGCAACACTGTTACAAATCTTTTTATGTTTCCATAATCCAGAATGGTATAAATATTCTTTACCACAATCACAAATATGTATTTTAGGTGTTGTATTCTTTGTATCCATTTTGTATTCTTTTTCTCTTTTATCGTGTTTTTTGGTAAGCAAATGTTTATTCATATCACAATTCTTAAAGCATTTATAGTCGCAATATTTACATTCAAAATTTGGCGATTTTTCAGTCTCATTTTGTGTATCCATTGTATTCTAATAGAATACAAAAAAATCGCCTAAATTGTTTTATTTTTAATATATATATTTTCAAAAATATTTTATCGTGACAATTTTTGAAATTATTTTTTCTGAGTCCAGACGCTAAAAATTTTTATGGTCACAATTTTTCAAAAAAAAGTGAGAAAAATGTTTTTCCCAAAAGTGTTTCCCTTTTTCAAAAATGGACATTTATAAATGTCCAAATTTCATTTCCCTTTTTACTTTTTGGAACAAAAAAAAACAACAAAAATAATATATATTATAATTTTGTCTTCCTTTTCCAAATCATTATCTCCTTTGCCACCCATTGCTTCAATAATTAATTTGTTATATTGGTCTGAAAACCTTGACTCACTTTTGTCGCAATCTGGGTGTATTGATTTGAACTCTTTTAACATTTTGGAGTTTTTATAAGCAACTTCTTTAATCACCTTTCTTAATTTTTGTTTATCCTTATTTTCCTTTTCCCATTTATCTTCATCTTTTACGTATAATACTTCTCTCTTTACATCTGTACAATGAACTGGTCTTTTAGTTTCGTCAAGTGAATTAAGATTTTTTACAATGATATCGGAGATGCCTTCTACATAACCAATTTGCCCAACCTTCTCCAAATCACATAATTGTGCTTTAATGGTTTCAACGAAATCCATAATATTCATAGCATCCTTACATGTCTCGTTTAAAAAGAATTGTAAATTAAATGTTTTATTGTGGGAATTATTTGTATTGTTATTAGTTATTGAATTGTTTTTAGATAATTCGATAATGGTTTTATTTTGTTCGATTAACATTTGTTGTAACTCTTTATTTTGTTGTAAAACACTCATAATTAACTCCGGTGTTATTTGAGAATTAGTTTCTTTATTACCTGATTCATTAACTGAATTATGTGGTTCTTTACATTTCTTTTTGTGTAAATAAAGACCTTGTCTAAAACTATATTCTTTTCCACAAGCACAAGTATATTTTTTAAGAGTTTTATGTAATTGGTCGTCATTATTTTTGTGTTTATTAGTCGTTAAATGTTTTGTATAATCACTTTTTCTAAAGCATTTATAATCACATTTCTCACAAATAAAATCAATCTGAGAGTTTAAAGACTCTTTTGTAATCATTTGTAATTATATATGGTAGTTACAAAAAAATCTCCTAAATTCTTTTTTAATAAAATATATTTTTAAATAAAATTTATCGTCACATATTTTGAAATTATTTTTTCTAAGACCAGACGCTAAAAATTTTTATGGTCACAATTTTTTTCAAAAAAGTAAAAAAAAATCATTTTCCCAAAAGTCTTTTCCCTTTTCAAAAATGGACATTTATAAATGTCCAAAATCGATTTCCCTTTTTGACTTTTGGAACAAAAAAAACAACAAAATAATATATTACACATTCTCTCATTTTACACCATTGAAGATTTAAATGGGACAACAACCCATTAAAATTTAACAGGGTTTGCCCTTCACAGAGCGTGTAAATTTTTATTTTAAGTATTTTTCAGCAAAACATAATTTTTATAAAAATTGAATTAAAAAAATTTTGAATTAAAAATAAAGAAATACATAATTATAATATACAAAATGGAAGATTTACAATTTTCTCAAACTGGTAAAAAATGGTCTATTGAAGAAGACCAACAACTAATTACTGAATATACATCTGGAAATGATATTGTTGATAAACTACAAGCAAGAGGATATACAACTTATAAAAATAGTGAATATAATCAAAATTATTTGATTAGTGAAAAAGAACAAGAAACCATAATTGAAAATAACCCACTCACTGATAGCAAAAATAACAATTTGGAAATATCACAAGACATTTCTAATATGAAAAATGAAGTGAAAGAAATAAAAACAAGTATTGATGAACTTAAAGAAATTTTAACAAAATTTACGAGTTTGATGATTGTTGGATAAAGTTATGTTCCATAGTTCGTATTGTAGATTTCTTACAATCAAATATTTTACAGGGTTTTCTAATATTATCTTTATTTTTCAAATAATATTTAACTGCCAAAATTTTATAATCTGCGCTTTTATGTGTCATTTCTATAATAAAAATAGAAAAACTTACTCATAATTTGTCTCATTTTAGAGCAGTGCGTATTTTAAATGCCGAGTTAGTTAGTCCTTATAAACCTTCAATGTTCTTCTTTTTGTGTATTTTCTTTTGTTTGTTTTATTTTTATAGTAATCTTTATTATAAGCATAAATAAAGTAGTTTTCATAATTGGTTGGTTTTATTTTATCTATTGATGTTTTTACACTTTCATCTAATGCTATAAAAGTGTTTGGTTTATCCAACTTGATATAATGTTTCATTTGATTAAAAAACTGCTCTATACTATTCAAGCGTGGATGATAAGGGCAAGTATAAACTAAATAATTTCCACTTTCTTTTATTATTTGTTTTGTGCTTTCTTTTTTATGTATTTGTCCGTTGTCTAAAACAAATAATTTGCCTTTTACTTTACTACATATCTTATTCAAAAATTCATTAAACCTTTCGGCATTTACTGCTCCATTCTGGTATAATTCAGATGCTATACATTTTTTATTATTTATTGCTACAACCAAAGAATATTTTTTGAATACTTCATTATTCGTTGTTTTCTTTATACATCTATCACCTAAAAATGCTCTACAATAATTATGGGTAAGTGATGTGCTTACTGATGTTTCATCAATTGAGATTATATCTTCCAGTTTAAATTTATTTATTACATCAAAAAATTCTTTCAACTCTTGTTGTTCGTTTCTAATATTTCCTCTATAAGTTTTTGGAAAATGTTTGAAAGTTGCTCTTTTTCTGGTAATATTATTAGCTCTAATAATATCTGATAAATATTGTCTTGATATATCTAACTTTGGAAATTTGCTTTTTAGTAATTCTTGTAAAAAATTCATTTGTATATCACTATGTTTTCGCAAGGTTTCTTTGATGAATTGTATATGTTGATTTTCTAATTTATAAGACCCTAATTTTCTAAGGTAGTAAATGAAATAACATTAGATGGGAATTTGCTTATCTACCATAAAGTAAGCAGATGATAAACCCATTACATAGAATTTAGTTTATCCTCTTTTTAGGAGGAAGCGTCCGTATTTTTTTTGTTGATTAACACGGCATTTAAAATACGCACTGCTCTAAATATTATTTATAGTAATTTATTTCAGGTGCGGTTTTAAATCTTCAATGGTGTAAAGAACGCACTTTTTCAAAAAGTTGTTAATTCTTATCCAAAAAGTAAAAAGGGAAATCGATTTTGGACATTTTTTTTGTCCATTTTTAGAAACCTAAATAAAGTCTTGAAAATACGAAAAAAATATTCGTGTCTGTCTGAGATGCTCTGGTTGCCAAAAAAATAATTCCGAATTTGTTACGATACATTTTTCACACATTTTCACGAAAATATTATCTTTGCTACTTTTAGGCAACAAATGGCAACATTTGGCAACAACCAAAAAGACAATTTTTCAAAAAATGAGTTCTGTTGTAAAAAATGTGACTATGTGACGTCTAAAAAATTTAATTTTACAAAACATTTGACCACAGCTAAACATATGACTGGCAACATTTGGCAACATTTGGCAACCGAAAAAACGGGTTTTGAAAAGTCAGTCACAAATAGTTCCGAATTATTTACAAATAATGAAACTGAAATGGTAACAGATGAAGAAAAAGTAGCAAAAGTAGCAAAAGTAGCAAAAGTAGCAAAAGTAGCAAAAGTAGCAAAAGTAGCAAAAGTAGCAAAAGTAGCAAAATCGGAAAAATCGGAAAAAAAGATATATGTGTGTGAATTTTGTGATAAAGAATACTTAGACAGAAGCGGATTATGGAAACACAGTAAAAAATGTATAAACCATCAAACAGAACTTACAACAAATGATATCATAGTTTCTTTGTTAAAAGAAAACACGGAAATAAAACAACTACTAATTTCACAAAATAACAAACCAAATGTTACAAATAATGTCAACAATATAAGTAATGTTAATAACAAATTTAATTTGAATGTATACTTAAATGAAACATGTAAAGATGCTATAAATATTACAGAATTTGTGAATTCACTTGTTTTGAGTATCAATGATTTAGAGGAGACTGCTCGTTTAGGATATGCTGAAGGTATTAGTAAAATATTTATAAATGGATTAAATAATTTAGATGTCAATAAGAGACCAGTTCATTGTAGTGATGTGAAAAGAGAAGTATTGTATATAAAAGAGGATGACAAGTGGAATAAAGAGACAGAAACGAAACCATTATTAACGCTAGCAATAAAACAACTAGCCGGTAAAAATATTAAACAAATATCTGAATGGAGAAAACTGTATCCTCATTATTCAGACCCAAGCTCTAAACAAAATGATAAATATAATAAACTTATTTTTGAAGCCATGTCTGGTTCAACAAAGGAAGAAACGGATAATAATTATAAAAAAATTATATCTAATGTATCCAAATATACTGCTATAGATAAAGTTTTGGAATAATATACTATATTTTAGATAAATTATAGTATATTTTATGTTTATCTCTTACCGCTTTTATTTTTCCTTGTTTTTTTATTTTTTTTGCTATTAGGTTTTTTAGTTAGCTTACTTTTATTCTTTTTATTTTTATTTCGCATCATTTTACGAGTTAGTCTATCATACACGTGCTGAGGTGTGCTAACAGGTGTAGCTGAAACTATTTTTCCATCTAAAATTTTAGATTCAACCCAATTGACAAAAGAATCAACACTTCGGTCTTTTGTGCTGATGTTACTGTCTTCATATGCTTCTACTTTTTGACCATTTTCGGCTATATATTTCATTGTAGGAAACCCATCTACATTCCCAATATTTTTTATTAAAGGCATAAAATCCTTATTAACATCGGCAATAACTAAATTGCTATCATTCACATATCTTTTGCTCAATGCGTTTCCCATTTTTTCCCATTCAGGTCTGGTTGCGTTACAAGGACCACAGCCAACCATATAAACGATGATAAACATTTGTTTACCATCTTGTATATGTTTATCTATTATATGAGCATCCTTTTCCGAATCAATATGTAGCAAGAGCATTTATATATTTGTTGTATATTATTTTTTCCACTTCTTATTTTTTGCCGCCTTGAAAAATGAGAAATATTATTCTACTGTAGTATATATAAATGTGTAGTGATTTTATGAACATAAAATTTGTAGCCATTATAATAATATTTTTAGCTGGTTTATACTTTTACGTTTATTACAACAAAAATCCTAAAATGTTGGAAACACTTACTACAATGAATGGTGACTTAAGATGCCCAAATGTTCTTATCCAGAAGGATTCTAAATATTACCTTTACAATTCTGAAATAGCGGAAGTTCCTGGTGTAAATCCAATTATGTTTAATAATTTAGAAGAGTATACTGAATTTTTAGAATGGCAACGTGGTGCTGGCATTCGTTGCCCAGTTTTATATTTACAAAACACATATGACGCACAAGGAAAACGTGTATACAAGGTGAGACCTAGTGTTACTGAAACACAAGGTGGTTTGCCTCCTATGATGCCAGTTCCTCCGCCACTTAGAATGCAACCTTTAGAAGACACAATATATGGTAGGTTACCAGCAGATTCAAAAGCATTATACACAGGGGAAACAACACCTGCGGAAGCGGTTAGAATGTCAAACGAACATATGCTTTTTAGTGATAACGCAATGGACCCAAATTGGGGAGGAGTGGATTATACACAAGCATTAGTGGATTCCGGCTTCTATAAAGATAATGAAAGAGACCCTAGTAGACCTTAAATAATAATAAATACATTATAGTATATTTATTATTATAGAAATCGAGTTTACTGTTTATCAATAAACTTCATAACATCATTTAACGCATCCTTTGACGTTTTTAATGTATTTAGATTATTAAATGCTTCCATATTTTTCTTCATATCGCTGCTATTCAAATCCATATTTAATACTTGTTTTACCATCAACATATTGATATAATCCTCCATATTGAATATAGTTTTTTCGTAATCTTTTCTATATTTTTGAATCAATAATTCATCCTGTAGCCTGATAAAATTAGATTTTATGGTTTCAGAATATGTTATAGCTGAAGCTGCTTCACCGTTAGACGGAGACATGGTGTCTAATCCTTCAATAATAGAATATGGTGAGTTAGAGGCATATTTATTTACTAAAAAATATACAATATACATTGAAATAAATAGGGCTATTATAATCACTATTAAATCATCCATTGTGTTATATTATACTTTAAGAAAATGTTGCCACGGTTTCAACTGAAGGAGTGTTTACGTAAATAAAATTTATAACGGTGGCAATCGTTGTTTTACTGATTTTTCTTGATTTACCATTTGAATCCGTTGTACAAATATTATTCAAACAGCTAGGGTCTTCATTTACACATCGAATTAAATTTGGCAATGTTTTAAACTTGGCTAAAATAGCTAAAGCAGAAGCGGAACTTATTCCCGGTATTTGACACAACATTATTTCTCCAATATTTTCCGGCGTAACATTTTCCTTTTTCACCCTTTTCACGACACTACAGTAGTCCTTTTCCGAAGTAGTGTTATTTGGTTGTGCGGATACGGTTGATTCTAAATTGTTATCCCCATCTTGGTCTGTCACTTGTTCTTTTTCATTCTTTAATGGAATATTAGAATAATACGCTACTCTTGTATTATCCTTATTTAATTTATAAGCCATATTACATACAATTAAAGCAGTCTCTTCAATAGAATTAGAGCGCATAACTGAAAAGCCTTTATAATAATGTATCGAAACCATCGCGGAATACAATGTCTGCTTATCGATTCTTTCTCTAAATGTATTGAAACGGTTAAAATCTCCTTCAATTAGATATATGATATTATGATTGTGATGAGGTATCCCATTTAATCGATATGACTGTTCTTCATAACGTCCATCTTTAATACTAGCTGCTAAATCAGACAATGTCTTTCTTTCAATAATAATAATGTCATTTTGTCCATCATTAATAATGATGTCTCCTAAAGGCAACTGTTCTACAATAAACTTCAGGTCTTTAAAATTGCTAACAGCGGCGACAGTATTTTGACATTTGCTTAATAATTCGTGTTCTCTCACATCAATACGAATATTCATTATAAGGGTTTGAATATAGTTTACTATACTTATTATCTTTAAATATAAATTTAGTTAATTATTTAATATAATAAACATATTTTAGAAGAAAAATATTTGTCTAAATATTGCCTTAATTTTTGCTGATATTTTATAACTAAAATATTCAATATTAATTATAAAATTTTTATACAACACAATATAATAAAAACAAAAGGTTTTTAACCCATGTTTCCACCGTGTGTAGCACTGTATCCGTATTTCTGTGTTTGAATAGTTCTGCTGGGGATACACACAACTCCTAAGTTGCTGTTGTTTGCTCTGATAAGGTTAGGATTAGATGACATAAAGAATCCGACTGATGGGGCAAGGCCAGCCTTTTTTGCAGTGCCACCGCAAGTAGGCTTGTTTTGAGCTGCCGTAGATTTTGCAATTTTTGTACCACTCATATACACCATTTTTATATATACTACAAAAATATTTTATTTTTTCGCTAAACAAACAATCTAATTAATTATACAAAAATATTTATACAAAATACTATATTCTAATTCAAATGTATTTTGTTAATAATTTAGTAAAACGGCTTAAACTGAATACGCTATATAATATTATATATTGTAAAATGAACGACGACGACGTGATTAAAACAGACGACGGATTAATTTTTAACCCTTATAATCCATTGAATAATGAGATTAGATTGAATAATGTTCAATCTATTCTCACAAAATATGGTATACCTCCTAAAGTATTTAATATGGAACTTTATAGACGTGCTTTTGTTCATCGTTCCTACACAAAACGTCCTGAATTTGAAAATCTACAACAAAAAATAAAGATAGTTGAAAAGCCATCTAATTGTTTACCTCTCAGCACCAAACATAATGAACGATTAGAATTTTTAGGCGATGGTGTGTTAGAACTTGTTACGAAATATTATTTATATCGTCGTTTTCCTAAAGAAAATGAGGGTTTTATGACGGAAAAGAAAATCGCTATTGTTAAAAACGAAGCTATTGGTAAAATAGCATTGGAAATGGGTCTAAATAAATGGTTGATACTATCTAGAAACGCAGAAGAAAAGAAAATACGAACAAATTTGAAAAAACTAGGTTGCTTGTTTGAGGCGTTTATTGGGGCTATGTTTTTAGATTTTAATAAAATGACCTTAAATGATGAAGAAGGCTGGTTTCAATCTATATTTGTCACTGGACCAGGATTTCAGATGGCACAAAAATTTATTGAATCTGTTTTCGAAACGCATATCGATTGGGTTGCGTTAATACAAAATGATGATAATTACAAAAATATTTTACAGGTTAAAATCCAAAAAGAGTTTAAAGTGACCCCGCATTATGTAGAAATTGAGCATGATGTAGAAGAAGGATATAAAATGGGAGTGTATTTATGTTTAGGACAGCAAATATACAATTTACAGCATTCAGACGCAATACATATATCAAATTTCAAGTCATTTTCCGCAATACACGAGCATGTTGCTAGTCACGGAAAAATATTTTTATTTATGGGCGATGGACAGCATAAAATAAAGAGAAAGGCAGAACAAATGGCGTGCGAAAAAGCAATTAATGCTATAAAAAACAATACGGATGTTACGCAAAATAACACAACCATTGATAATGAGAATAAAATATAGATTATTTTATTTATTAGTTTGGTTTGAAATTATTGTTCTAGTTTGAATAAATGATAAATATATTCAATACATAAAATAATAAAAATTTATATATTGAATTTATATAAGTATAACTGATGAATTCTTTAGCTATATTATCTAAATTAAAAACAAAACCAGTTCATAAACAGAATACAGGAATAAATGTTATTATTTCCAGGACTGAACAGGAAATTAAAGGTAATGAACCGGAAATTAAAGGCAATGAACCTGCTGAATTTGTTACAGATGTTGATATTGAAAAAACCCGTAAAATTTTAATGGTAGAACAACTTGATGATGGTCGTCGAGCTAAAGAAGTTTTAGAAAGATTAAAAAAAACTAGATTATCTGGTGTTATAAATAAACAACCTATTATTTCACAAGAAGAAAAAGATATTGCTCCAGAACCGGAAAAGGAAAGAGAAAAAGAAATAACAATCATGAAGCCAAAAAAACAGAAAAAGAGCTTGATATTAGAAGAAGAATTGGATACTCAAAAAATACTTGGAGATACTTTGCCAGAGGGTGGTCCAAAATTACAAGAACTACAACCTCAAAAACTTATTCCAGAAGAAATTGTAGAACCGCCTATAGAAAAACCTGTTGAAAATGTGGTTGTTGTTGAAAAGGCTCAGAGGAAGAAAAGAACTGAAAAGGGTGTAGTTACAATGCTTCCTGGTGCTATGGTTAAAGTTGGAGATACAATTTTACAGAACCGTTTACCTCCTCCACCAGTATACACGTTAAAGGTATCAGAATATTTTATGAATAACAGAGAACTTTTTATACAATTTATAAATGGCCTTTTTTCTGAATACAAAGATGATTTACAAGATGAGACAAAAAATATCTCGTGTGACGAGATTGGTAAAGACACGGGTAAAGTTGGTTTGTTAACCCATCAAAAAATAGTAAGGGATTATATAAATTTATATACACCATATAGAGGATTATTATTGTATCATGGTTTAGGTTCAGGTAAAACTTGTAGTTCCATTGCTATTGCCGAAGGATTAAAATCATACAGAAAAATTATTGTTATGACACCTGCTTCATTAAGACGTAATTATATTGAGGAAATCAAAAAATGTGGTGACCTACTTTACAGAAAGAATCAGTTCTGGGAATGGGTTTCAATAGAGAACAATCGTGAGTTAATAGAACCATTATCTGCTGTGTTAGGACTAAAAGTTGAAAACATTGAGAGAAATAAAGGCGCGTGGTTAGTAAATGTAAGTAAACCAAGTAATTATGCTACATTGAGCACGTCGGATAAAAGTTCTTTAAATAATCAGCTAGATTTAATGATACAAAATAAATATACTTTTATCAATTACAATGGGTTACGTCGGGATAACTTTGCCAAAATGACGCAAAATTTTGAAAAAAATATATTCGATAATTCGGTTGTGATAATTGATGAAGCACATAATTTAATAAGCAGAATAGTAAATAAAATTAATCGTATGAGTAAGTTTGCTGAAAAGAAACGCGGTCCCCAAATGGAAATATATACTCACTTCGCTTTACAGTTGTATGAGTTTTTATTAAGGGCCGAAAATTGCCGCGTTATTTTATTAACTGGAACCCCTATTATCAATTATCCTAACGAAATTGGTATATTGTTTAATATTTTGCGAGGATACATTAAAACGTGGCATTTACCGATTATAAATAAGGAAGAAAAAAGAGCCGATGATTTGAAGTTAACCAAGGAAACTGTTCTAGGATTTTTCGCGAATGAAAAAATTTTGGATTACATTGATTATGATGTTAATAACCGAACATTGGTTGTAACGAGAAATCCATTTGGTTTTCAAAATAAGATAACTGCTTCTTCTGGATATAAAGGAGTGCGTTATGATAAGCACGATTTAGACGAAAATGGTAACTACATTTCTACAGAGGAAGGAGTTGTGAAAGATGATGAATTTATTAAAAGAATTGTTAAAATTATTAGGCACAACGGGTTTGATGTAAACCCAAAATCAATAACTTTTACAGTTAACACGGCATTACCAGATACATTAGATAGTTTTGTCAATAATTTCATAAACAAAGAAAGTGGAGAAATTATTAATCTTGAGAAATTCAAACGCAGAATCATTGGTTTAACTTCGTATTTTAAGAGTGCTCAAGAGGAGTTGTTGCCGCACTATGATAAATTAGTTGACAAACATGTTGTAAGAGTTCCTATGAGTGACTATCAATTTCAAATTTATGAAGAGGCTCGTTTTGATGAGAGAAAAACTGAAAAACCAAGTAATGCAAAACAAAAAGTGGATGTAGATGGAATGTTTATAAAACCTGCGTCAACATATAAAATATTTTCGCGTTTATTTTGTAACTTTGTTATGCCAAAGCCTCCAGGCAGACCCACACCTAGAATGGTAAGAGTTGTAGAAGGACTAAAATGGTTGGAAGGTTATTTTAATCAAAGAAAAATTAATGATGAAGTCATTCGTAAAAATGTATTACAATATCTAGAAACTCTACCTAGTAATTTTACTGAAAACGAAGAAAATGTTGATTTATTAAAGAATCAAATTATTAAATACAATAATACTTATGGTTTTAATTCTGAAAAAATTCCTGACTTTAAAACATTTATTACTACTCAACCTAAAGAAATAGCACAACCACAAGCGCCAGCTGTAGCACCTGTTAAAATCTCAAAGGGTGAAGCAAAAGAAAGAGAGAGATTAGCAAAAGAACAAGAAGCAGAACGAAAACGATTAGAGAAACAAACAGCGAAGGAATTGAAAGAACTAGAGAAAATAGCAGCAAAGGAAGCAAAAGAACTAGAGAAAAAGAACGCTAAGGAGTTGAAGGAATTAGAAAAGTTAGCAAAGAAGGAAACGAAAGCATTAGAGAAGGCGGCTGCGAAAAAGGGCAAGGGTTCTGATGATATGGATGATGATGATGAAACCGAAGATGAGGAAACAGATGATGAAGTTAAAGTTGAAGATATTGAGCTCGAAGTTGAAGATAAAGAAATGAAATCGATACCATCTTATTTAAAAGGCGGAGAAGGAGACAATGATGAACCAATACAAAATCAATTTGAGGAATGGGCTGATAATCCAGAAACAGCTGACGAATTAGTTTCCTTTGATATTTATAAAGATGAAGATTCCAACTATAGAGACAAAGATGAATTAGAAGGGGATGAAATATTACAAAAAGTAGGTGGCGATGAATACAAAATCGCATTAGATAACGCTTTATCCTTTTTAAATACAAATAAAGAACAGTTCCTCAATTTGGAAGCATTAGAGAAATATAGTCCTAAATTTTTAAAAATGATTGAGAATATTCAAGACCATAATCATCCAGGTCTACATTTAGTTTACAGTCAATTTCGTTCTATGGAAGGCATTGGTATTTTTGCTTTGGCATTAGAAGCAAATGGATTCGCTCGTTTTAAAATTAGCAGAACAGGTTTAAATACTTGGCAAATTAATATGTCGGAAGAAGAAATGGGAAAACCTACATATGCGCTTTATACCGGAACAGAAGATGCGGAAGAGCGAGAAATTATCCGAAACATTTATAACGGTGATTGGAACAATATTCCGAACAATATAGCAACTCAATTGCGCGCTAGAAGCACAAATAATAATATGGGTGAAATAATAAGGGTTTTGATGATTACATCCGCTGGGTCAGAAGGTATCAATTTGAGGAACACCCGATATGTTCATGTAATGGAACCATATTGGCATCCAGTTCGTGTTGAACAGGTTATTGGACGAGCGCGTCGTATTTGTTCGCATCAGGGTCTCGAAGAACAATACAGAACGGTTGAAGTATTTATTTATGTAATGGTTTTCACGGAAAAACAATTGGAGTCTGATTCAGCGACTGAGATAAAATTAAAGGATACAAGTAAAATTCCTCCTTTTAAGCCTCAAACAACGGATGAAAATTTGTTTGAAATTTCAAAAAGAAAGGAAGAATTAACTGAGCAATTATTGGTTGGCATCAAAGAATCTTCTATTGATTGTGCTACACACATTGGGTCAAATAGTAAAGAAAAATTGAGATGCTTAACATTCAATAAACCAACAATTAATGATTTTTCATATAAGCCAAATATATCAGAAGAGACAAATGATGCTGCTGTAAGATTAAATCGAATAGAACGCACGTGGGAAGGTAGACCAATCAAGTTTACTACTGAGGTAAATGGAAAACAAGTTGTTAAAACATATATGTTGAGACCAGACACAAATGATATTTATGATTATGAAAGCGCTGTTACCAAAGGAGCCGAACCAATATTAGTTGGCAAACTAGTCAAACGAGGTGCGAATAATTTTGAAATCGAATTTGTGTAATAACTATAGTTACTTGGACTAAATAATAAATATATATATATCTTTGTTATTTAGTATTTTATTTTACTCGTCTAATTTGATTGTTTATTTTGATTGTTTATTTTGAGTTTGCTGTTGGTTCTCAATTATTACCATCATTTTGTCAATAAATGTATCGAATTTAGTATTTAGTATTTCAATTTGCTGAGACAATTTCATTATATCATTATTTCTATCATATGATAGATTAGTAGGCTCATTGGCTACGTTTATTTTTTTTAATTTATTAAATATATTGTTGTTATTATTGTTGTTATTATTGCTATTATTTATAGTATTGTCTGTATTTGGATAATCATCAATTATCAATGAAATATTATTACTATTACTATCTTCCCAAGATACTTTTTTTACAACATTACTATTTTCATAATTATTGATATTAGTATCGTTATTGTTATTATCTAAGCTAATATGCTTTAATTTTCTGTTTATATTATCAGTATTTATAGTGGGTGTATTAGGAATTGTTTGTTTTTCATTTTTAACAGATGTTTTTGTTGGTTGTAACCAAGTTTCAGCTGATTCCAAATTTGTGTGAATATGTTCTACTTCAAAATTACGTTTTGCGATTGTTTCTGCTATTAATGATTGCATTTCAGTAATTCGCGGTTCTTCAATCTTTTCAGTAAAATCCAATTCTTTTGGTTTTTTTAATGTTGAAAACTTGTCAAAATCTTCGCGTTTTTGTTGTAATTGTTTTTCAAAATTGGTTTGTCTAGCATTATGTATGTCCTCAACCTTATAAGGTTCCATTAATTCTTCGTTCCCAATTTGAATTCGTTTTATATTTTGTTCTTGGTTTAAATTGGGAAACAATCTGTTTACGGCTATTAAAACTTGTTTCAGAAATAATTTATTGATTTCCATAAGCCCTGAACTAGGATTTATTTTTTTTATAAATGGGGAAATATTGCTGTGAAAAACTGCCTGAATACCATTAACAACTGCTTTGTTGTTGGAATTACTTTTAATATTTAATTCATCTAATAAAACTTCCCAAAGCATATTCAAATTTTCTTTATTGGAAAAAATATTTATAATATTATTTGATTTCATTAATATTATAACTTATGTTTTTTTAATATTATTATTTACACATATATTTTTTATATTTATATTTGTATTTGTATTATAAATCTTCATTAAAATATTTTTTTCTAAAACTTTCAATGTAGCTATCTTTAAAACGATGTGTTTTTAAATAATGCCCTGTTACTTTATCTTCCAGCATATGAACTATGAAGAAGAGAGAATACACGCCACATGAATACGAATTTTGTTGGTGGTCTGTTGGATAATTTTGGTCAAATTTAAAATTTATTCGCTTCTCTAATGAATGGCCTTGTTCAATAACAGAATTCACAAACTTCATAACTTGATTCGGTGCTTTGTCTCCGGCACTATCAAAATAAAATATATTTCCTTTCTTTATGTTTATGAAGAGAGAAATCCAGTGGCTGCCGCCTTTATAATGTGGGTCTGTATTAAAAATAATACCTATTTTATGTTTTCCTTTACGTATTTGGTCGTTTAAATTGAAGTGACATAGTTCTTCCCAAACACATTCACCATACATTTGTTGTGTGTCATAATCTATTGGTGAAGGTCCAATAAAATCAAAACACTTGTAATTGTCTTCATATTGTCTCATTACTTTAATAATATCAACACTTGATAGCCATTCCGTAGGATTTTTCTTCCATTCTTCGGGAGATTTGGGAGCAAATGAATCTAATAATTCTTTTTCCATTTTGGTTCCCTTTGCGATTTGTTTTATCCAACAAGATTCTTTATTACACACGGATGAGTAATTTCTTTTAAAAATTTGCCATATTTCTTTTGAGTCATTTGTCTCTATTTTAGCATCAGGATGTCTAGCATTCCATAAATTGCGTAACTTAAACAAGTCATCATCTGAATAACAAGTGAATTCATTATTATCATTGTTTGTTTCTGGACTACAATTTAATTTAATAAATGGCTTTGGAATTGTAGTCTTGTTATTTCTTATTTTTTTTGTTTTACGACCACTTCCACTTCTAAACCCGCCTATTTTATTTTTTTGTAATTGGAGTTTGCTTTGACTCTGTTTATGGTTTTGCTTATATTTTGTGCTGCGTTTGTTCCAGCTTCTTACTCCCATATATTTAACATATATTTTCTTTTTTTCCTCAAAATATTATATTTATCTAGGTATAAACAATTCTTTCTTGCGTGGTAAAATTTGTGTTATTTTATAATTTTGACGAACATTATGAAACCAATCTACTGGCAATTTATGAATATCTTCTACTCCGTTTGAACTAGCAAGTCCCTTTTGTTTTGTATTTTTCTCTCGTGTATTTGATTCTAAAGCCTTTTTATATTTATATTTTTTAATTACAACATCTTCCACTTCATTTATAATTTTAACTTTGTCGTCAACTATTTCCACTTTGTTCATCACTTCATCATCACATATTTCATCGTTGTTCATCACTTCATCATCACTGTCTTCTTGTATTATCCCTGCGATTTCATTTGATACATTTACATCGCGTATATTTTCGTCATTAATTTCATATTCATATTCATCTTTATCTTCATCATCTTCATGTTCATCTTCATCTTCATCTTCATCATTTTCATCTTCATCGTCATAATCATAATCGTTCTCTCTTATTTGTTCATCGGGTTCGTTGGATTCGTTGTTTTTTATATTATCATTATGTAATTTTATATAATATATACTTTTGTCAATAAAGTGGTCAAAACAATCTTTTACATCGCCCAATAAATCTGATGGTATATCATTATCCAATAACTTATTAAATAATGTTATTATGTCTTGTCTAAACATAGCCTTGTCTGATTTTAAATTATCACTAGTATCCTTCGCTATTTTTTTGTTTAATTTTGCTAACTGGGTCTTGCTCATCAAAAAATTTAATGTAAGCTGATTCACATAATCTTCCGACATTTGTTCTTTATTTATATTTTATGTTATTTTATATTTTGGAAAAGAATATAAAATAATTTATTTTAACTGATATTTATTTTATAATTAGGATATTTAATTTATCTTTACATTTTTTGTTTGCTGTCTAGTCGTATTTTTATACAAATCAAAGCCAACTGTATCTGAATGAACATTTTTATTATCCGGACCAAATTTCTCTTCAGCAAATAAATTGGGAAATGGTTGATGGGGGGCGTTTTTATTTTGCCAAGTCATTGTGTATAAACTACTTTCGCTAGAGGGTACATACACTGCCTGACTAGAACGTTGTAAAGCATAAACTTGATTTCTTAATTCGGATTCATTATTTACATTGGCAGCAAAACCAGACCAAGGTCCGAAATCATTTCCGGGATTAAATATCTGCTCAGGATTATATGTAGCTCGCTGAATCAAAGGAGTATGTATTTCTTTTCTAGGGTCTACAATAGGCATTATAGAATATTTTGTTAAAACTGGTCTGGCATCCAAATATGGTTGTAATTGTTGACTTGGTTGATTTCTCGAAAAAGCTCTCTGGCTCATTACATCATGTCTCGCAGAAGAAGATAAATCATCAAAATCATGGTTATTCATTTTTCTGTATTAATATATTTATATATTATAAAATTATATATTATAAATAATATTAAACACAAATTAATAAATAACTATAACAACAAATTATGTGTGGTATTTTTGCTCTTCTAAATTATTCAAGGTCTTTTTTAACAAAGGCTTTAAGTAGAGAAATTATTAATTCTGATTTTTATAAAGGTAAAAATAGAGGACCTGAAAACTCTAACATTAGTTTTGATGAATCAACAAATTGTGTCAAAGGCTTTCATCGTTTGGCTATTAATGGTTTAAATGAAATATCGAATCAACCACTACATTTTGGCGGCTGTAGTTTGATTTGTAATGGTGAAATATATAATTACAAACAATTATACAAAATGATGGACTTAATTCCTGAAACAGATTCAGATTGCGAAGTTATCATACATCTATATCTGAAATACGGTATTAATCAAACATTGCGTATGTTAGATGGTGTATTTGCTTTTGTTTTATTTACCCCTAACACTATCTATGTTGCTAGAGACCCGTATGGAGTTAGGCCTCTTTACTATTTTCGTTCATTAGCTGCCACTCATTATAACGATTTGTTGTTAGGCTTTGCGTCAGAATTAAAATCATTGTGTACCATTGCCAATAGTTTAAACCTTCCGGTTCGGCAATTTTTACCTGGTTCGCTAATGACAATTCATAAAACACAAGATTATGATAAAACTATGTGGTTAGTTGGTGATTGTGGATTATATCATTTGCCATCATTTTCTTACTCTCATACTGAAAATATATTGAACAGCACAAGCTCAGAATTGTCGCTTGAAACAGATTATATGAAGAATTATTTAAAAGGAATAAAATCACATTTAGTGTCTGCTGTTGCTAAAAGATATAGCACGACTGAACGACCAATCGCTTGTTTATTGTCTGGTGGACTAGATAGCAGTCTAATTGCTTCTATTGTTTGTAATATTCATAAAAACGAAATAGCTGGTAAAAATAATAACACAAAAATAGAGACCTACAGTATTGGATTACCTGATTCAGAAGATATTAAATATGCCAGAATTGTCGCCGACCACATTGGTTCAAATCACACTGAGATTATTGTTTCAGAACAAGACATGTTAGATGCTATTCCGGAAGTAATTGAAGCAATTGAAAGTTATGATACAACATCGGTTAGAGCTAGTATTGGAAATTATTTAATTGGCAAATATATTAAGACACACAGTGAAGCAAAGGTTATATTTAATGGTGATGGTTCGGATGAACTTTGTGGTGGTTATTTATATATGAGTTCGTGTCCAGATAGTATCGAATATGACAAGGAAACAATACGATTACTGAATGATATTTATTTATTTGATGTATTGCGTTCAGATAAATCTATTTCATCACATGGTTTAGAGCCAAGAACCCCATTTTTAGATAAGGCCTTTGTGAATTATTATTTATCTATTCCTTTAGAACTTCGTAATCATAATTTAACAAAGAGTATGGAAAAATATTTAATCCGTTCAGCATTTCAAGACTGCGACTTACTTCCTTCAGAAATATTATGGCGAAAGAAAGAGGCATTTAGCGATGGAGTAAGTAATAAAGGCAAATCGTTGTTTCAAATTATTCAGGATTATACAGATACAAAAATAGATAACTCAGGTTTGGATAAAAAACAAAAGGAAAAAAAATATTACAAGGATATTTTTAATGCTTTATATCCAAATCAGTCGCATATAGTTCCATATTATTGGATGCCCAAATACATCATTTCGGATGACCCGAGTGCCAGAACACTAACTAGCTACAAATAACAAAGTTTTAACTGTATAATAATTCTGGATACATTATATAATGGTATATTACAAAATATAACATTATAATATATATGACAACTCTTTATGATTTTCAAAGTAATTTAATTACAGGAATAACTGTAATTACTTATTTTTTATATGTAGTTATTGCTCTAGGTTTGTCTGCCAGCGCCCCAAGATATTTGAATGATTTGGTATATTATACAAAAATATATGTTGGGTTATTTTTAGTAATTCGTTTCAATCCATTTAGACGTGTCAAATTTACACCACTAGATGCTCGAATCGCGTTTAACGCTGGTATGTTTTTATTGTTTGCTACAGTTCTTAATGGTATTTTACAGCAATATGTAGCTATAATTAAAACCCATACTCAAAAGGTTGGTAAAGAAATTCAATCCTTTGTGTAAAATGTTATCTATAACTATGTTTTTTTGTTTTGTTTTTTGTAGTATTACTTTTACGTGTTTGATTTTTATGCGCCTTGGGACGCGGTGCTCTATTAAAGAATATATGTAAATGTTGTAATATTTTTTTTGATAATATTTTATCGATATTAAGCATTTCTTTTGATTTTACTACAAAACTATAATTATATTTTGACATATTATTTATCATATATTTTGTCATTTCTGATATTTCTGTTTCTGTATTTATTGGTATAATATGGTTACTTATTAAACGTTCTATCATTACTTCAAATGATAAATCGTGTGTATATGGTTTAATGTTTATGTAATATACATTATCATTTTTCATTCCAGGATGATAAACGTCATCTATAAAACAAATTTCTGAATCTTCGGGAACTTTAGAACAGCGAATGAAATCTTTGTGAGTTTTCATATGCGTGGTTCTACATATCTCAACGTGTTTTCCATTTACTTTAAATGCGTTTATAACTTGGTCAAAAAGTGTTCCGTGAATTTTAGTTTCGAAATAATTCTTTATATATTGAGCCCATTCTAGTGGACCTTGATTATTTGTATAAATCATTAGTTTGTTACAATGTTTTTCCATCTTTTTATTTTTTAAGTAGTTCAATATATTTATTATATTTGGTCTTAAAAATTCAGGGTATAAATCTAATACATTATTAAACAATTGTTGGTCTATTGTCACTTCTATATGTTTCATTTTTATATAAGACTTCAAGGTATCCCAAAAAATACCTAATTCAACAAAATATCCTAATGTTTCATCCATGTCAAATACAACTATTTTAGACGAACAATTCATATGCTTATAATATGTTATGATTATAAATAACTAAAATAAAAATATTCGTATAAGTTATAGATACTCTTTTATGTCTAGAGAACTGTCAAACAAAGATTATATTACCATTTTGAAATTTTATAAAATGAAAATACCAAAATCTAGATTAGGGTTGAAAAAGAAGGCCGAAGATATTATGGCTGAAAAATTATGTAAATGTATTAAAAAGGTTGACCCCGTATTCGAGGCTAAATCCATCGGCATCTGTTCAAAAACAATATTTAACAATAAAGGATTCAAACGGGGTAAATTTACTTGTACTGGAAAACGAAGTGCTAAAATACTAAAGAGAGAAAATAATAAAACCAGAAAAAATAAATCAAAAAGATAAGTTTCGCTTCGTAAAATTATATAAAGGATTGACTAATAATATATTATATAATATCATAGTAAATGGGAGTAGCTCAATCTAAAACTGTATATGTTGAAGAATGTGGGGTTAATTATGATTGTTCTGTGTGTAGGTTGAAAGGTAAGCCACCTAATTTATTGGGAAGATTTTATTCTATAAATGACAGCCAATATAGATGTAATTGTTGTTACTATGTATTTGATAAAAGTATGATACCGTTACCATTGAATAAAGAAAACTTGGATAAACTAGCCAATAAATAATATTTTGTTTATGGATTATACAATAAAAAAATTTATATAATTTTTATTGTATTATTGTAGTTATTCTAGTTATTGTATTTTATAGTGTTTATGCTCTGCGTATTCCCAATAATGCGTAAAATTGGGCTAGCTGACCCAAATTAGCATAGTATCCATACACACGTCTATAAGAGCCTGCTCCACTTAATCCATTTGCCACCATTGAGCCAAATGTTCTTGAGCCACTTGTTGCCGAAAGTTTCGAAGTTCTAAGATTTCCTGTTCCTCCCATTTATTTATATTATAACGTATTATATTTTTTTTCACATAAAAAAACATTATTTTCTTATTTAATTGTCATCATCATCGGAATCATCAGAATCATCATCTAGAGAATCGTCGCTTGAACTATCATTCTTTTGTTTACCTTTTTTATTGGTAGACCTAGGATTTTTTGTCGTCTTTGTTTCATTTCTCTCTCTATCTAAATGGTCTAACGCACTTAAAATAATTAGTTCTTGGTTAGTTAATTTTTGAAATATTAAACACTCATCCATTTTAAACTGATAATGTCGATGCATAAAATTTTTACAAACAATTATTACCCCATTGTCTGTTATTTTTATATCACATATTATTCCACAGTATTTCAATTGTATATTATTTGGGTCTGTTATCGGTATCCATCTTATGTAAACACCGTATTTTAAATCTTTTATTTCATCAACATATCTATACCCTTTTAATTTATTTAAATAATCAATTGTGGTTTCACGGTCTAAATGTAATTCCTTTAAAATTTTTAAATTCATTTCTAGTATTTTCTTTGTAGTTAAGCCAAATATATTTTCATTATCATCATTGTCTAAAGCACTGTTTAATTTTTTCAAATCCATATCGTTCACTTATAAATAATACAAGTAAACAATATTTAATATTTTATTTTTATTCTATTTTTTATTCTATTTTATTTACCAGAACGCACCACCAAAAGAACTGCCTCCGGCATTTGCTGCCATTGGTTCAAATGATTCGGATGCCATTCCCATATTCATACCAGAATTCATTTCCTGATGGGCCATATTATTGTAATCTGGCAATGCCTGTGTTGTTGGTTGAGCAATTGGCAATGTGTTTATTGATGTGGTTCCCATTGAATTCAATGATTGATTCATGGCGTTTTGCCCTTGAACAATAGGCTGGCTAACTTTTACAGAAGCTTGTCCTTTGTTGCTTTTTTTTCCCTTTTTGTCGTCCTTTGGTCCTTCCCACATTTCCATAACTCTATCTACAATTATGCTGACTTTCTCTCCTAGTTTGGTTTGTAAACTGAGAATAATAACTAAAACGGCTAAAATAATGTTTGTTATGGCAAAGTCTCCATATTTCTCTCCGCTATATGTTGGAATAAAGGTAATTATTCTATGTATCAATAATATACCCATAAACATAACAACAACTTGTCCAACTATTTCTGCTAAAATTTCAAAGTTGCCCTTTTCGTCGTCGGCTTCAGGAACAAATCGTTGCATTGTTTTGTTCAAAATCACTACAGGAATTAACGCTAAAATAGCATATTGAACAATATTCATCAATTCTGTTTTTGAATCGTCGTCAAAATTAAAAACATGTTTAAAAAATCCTGGTTTTCCATTTGCTGTTTTTGATAATTCTTCCAAACTTTCCATAATCTATTATAGGGTATAATAAGAAATTAAAAAACTAATATACGATAAATATAAACTATAAAACGAAAGGAATAAATGTAAACTAAAGGAATGAAACCCCGCAAATAATCAAAGGTAAGGCTAATATATTTATTCAAATTACGAATTAAAACTAACACTAAATAAAATATTATAATTATGGATATTCAAAGTGATACAATGAGAGAAAAAGCATTTGATAAATCAAATACAGAATCAAATGTCGAAACTAATACCAAAATATCCGATACCATTTTTCATAATATTAACAAAAATAGCCACGAAGAATATCAATACCTAAATCTTATTCAAAATATTCTTGAAAATGGTATATGGGAAGAAGGTCGCAATGGCAAAACTAAGAGCCTATTTGGTGCTTCTATGCGTTTCTCTCTAAAAGACGGGACTATTCCCATTTTAACCACTAAAAAGACCGCCTGGAAGACTTGTTTGAAAGAGTTGCTATGGTTTATTCGTGGACAAACAGATAACAAGATTTTAAAGGAGCAAGGGGTTCATATTTGGGACGCCAATGGTTCTAGAGAATTTCTTGATTCAAGAGGGCTTACTCATTATGATGTCGATGAATTGGGCCCTATTTATGGAAGACAATGGCGTAACTTTAATAAACCATATGTTCTAAACAAAAAGAAACAACTTTCTGGATGGAGAGACGATGATTGGATTAAAGAAGATAAAGGAATAGACCAGTTACAGCAAATTATTGACGCTTTAAAAGACCCAAAACAACGAACTAGTCGCCGCTTGATAATGACAGCGTGGAACCCATGTCAACTAGATGAAATGGCGTTACCACCTTGCCACATTTTGTGCCAATTTAACGTTCACGATGGTAACAAATTGTCGTGTTCTATGTATCAGCGCAGTATAGATTGCGTGCTTGGCTCGCCGTTTAATATAGCATCATATTCATTTTTAACACATTTATTAGCTAAACATTGTGGTTTAGAAGCGCATGAGTTTATTTATTTTATGGGGAATTGTCACCTTTATGAAAATGCGATTGAGGCAGCTGAATTACAAATAACAAGAGAACCATACCCTTTTCCAACGGTTTCAATTAAACAAGTTAGAGAGAATATTAATGATTATCAAGTAGAAGATTTTGAAATACATAACTATAAAAGTCACGAAGCAATTAAGGTTGCGATGGTTGCGTAATCGCCTAAATATATATGTTTAGAAAATAATTTATACAAATAATATGATTCCCCACTAAATATAACATATACTCGCGTAACATATTTAGAAACAAAGTATTCTATATTACTATATTTATGAGTGTTAATCGTTCTGTTCAAGCTGCTCAACGCCGACGTGCCGGCCCACCTGAACCTGCTCAAATGCGCAATGGACCCAGCACATCTATTAATTCGGCACAACTATTTGCTAACCAAGCTAAACCTGGAAACGGACCTAGCATTCCTGTTAGCAAAATGGGTGGACAACAATCGAATATGTCTAGACAACAATACGAACAACAAAATTCTTCTATGGCTCAAGCCCAGTCCCAGGCATTTAGTAAAATGACTATCCCACAGGCTATTACATTAATTACCTTACGTTTAGGTAAAGTGGAGACTATGCTTCAAAATCAGACATATAATATGGGTTCTAGCATGGGTATGGAATGTGATGATGAAAATCGTGCTGATATGGTTCAAATTGATTCTAATGTGCTACAATCTATTATGAGTCGCCTCGAAGCATTGGAAAAGAGAAGCAGTAGCGCTTCTGGTCCAGAAGTTACATTACTCAAACAACAAGTGGAAACATTTAAACCTATTTTAACTCAAACCAAGAACTCTACCGCAACTATTGTGAAAGAGCATAAAGATTTTAAAACTCAAATGGATACTCTTCGTTCCGAACTTGAAGAGACAAAGGAACTTGTAATTGCTCTACAAAATTTGACTATGGATAACAGCCAGAAACTTTTAGCAATTAGCATGTCTAGCGACCAATTATTAGAAGGCTTCGACCAACCCATTGATATGGACGTAGATGAAATGGATGCTACTGAACACGTTGCTGAAGAAATGCTTGAACCAGCTGATTCAAGTGCTGTCGATTTAAAAGAACTTGTTAAACAAGAATTCAATCTTGAAGCCTAAATGTTCTTTATTGAGATATTGAGGGTCTTTTTTTGTAAATAAAATATACTTTGTTTTTATTTTATTTACTCCTACCTTTTTGATTATTATTTCGTTTACAAATCGATATAAAGCATATCATAAAAACCATGTTTGACAATTATATATCGTATATTATTTTATTTATTTTTGTTTATTTTTATTATAATTATGAATATGAATATGATTACTGAACCTTATAACATTTTTTGGAATTCTAAAAAATATATTTATGAACCTGACGAAACAAATACACAAAATTGTTTTAATGGTCTCAATTATGAGAGAGAAAATAATTATTGGGTATACAAAAATGATTATGAAAAATGTATTACCGATTATGATGATTCTACAGATGATGATTCTACAGATGAGACAACACAAAATAATGACATCCAAATCTGGGTTACACCCAATAATATCTATGTTACAACCGATAATGACCCTGCTTTAGAAACTATTATTGATGATATTGAAACCGGTGGTCATGATGACAATGAAACAATTTGTGATATTGTGAATGAGTATAATTATAACATTAGTATTTGGTCATCATATTTTATGTCTGCTATTTCGACCGTTAACAATTTTATTTTGGGTATTACAGAAAATTTTTCAGAAAAAGGAAAAGACGAATAATTATTTAATAATTTATTTATTCAATGGTTTAAAGATTTAACAAATAATATAAATAATACTTATATTAATCATGACAACTAATAAATGTTTTACTGAAGAGGAAAAAAATCGTTTATTTGGGAAACCCACTTCTGAAATCATTTTTTCCAAAATGAAAGAAGGAAATTTTTCCTTTATCTTAAACGGTATGTGCTACATTAAAGAAGATTCGTTGGTTATTAATTATAAGTTTTTTAAACATTTTGCTAACCCTCAAACATATGAAATTATTAATCAGTATCTTGTATCACTTATTGATTCTATTTTAGAAAAATATAGCAGCTTCGCAGTTCATCTAAATATGAATTCTTTAACGGTTACACAATTAGATAAACATCGTAAATATTTAACTCAATTAGCTGCTCTTTTACAACAAAATTATCCAGATACATTGTCGGCTTGTTATGTTTATGATGCTTCTTTTATTTTTTCTCAATTATTTAATATTATTAGCTTATTTGTTGATAAAGTTACATTGAATAAAATTCAAATTGTGAATCGCATTTAGTTATTATAATTATTTATTATTTATGTAGTCTATTTTATATAAATGAGCTATAATTATTTAACTATTGGATTCGATTGTTCACCTGCAGCAGCATTACGAGAATTAAATTTACGCGAATTTGCTCTGCCATTTGATTGGGTTGTTTCTAACATAAACGCTCTACAAATGTGTTTTGAAACAAATTTTAAATATTTTCATAAAAATTTAAAATTAATTTACAATAAAACGAGATTAATCGACAATTATGGGTTTATATTTCCACACGATTATCCATTAAACAATATGACTAATTTTGAACATAATTTAGGTGAGGGTATATTTGGTGAAGAATTTGGAAATTTTATCACTCAAAATTGGTATGACTATCATAGTGTTGTATTAAATAAATATAATAGAAGGATTGAAAGATTTATTAATATTATAAACGATAAGAAACCGATTATTGTTTTATGTAGATATAATACGAATGATGTAATAAAATTACAACAACTATTTATAAAATATTATAAAAATAACAATATATATTTTGTCAATTCTTGTAATGAACCTTTTGAAAATGATTATATAAAAAATGTTTATACAGAGAAGGAAAATAAGTGGAATGATGTAAATATATGGAAGGAAGGTATTAGTGATATTATAAAAAAGATAAAATAACATAAAGATACATCGTTTAATATTATTATTGCCGATGAATAGAGTAGACCAAATGAAAAAAATTCAAAGTGAAGCGCTAGAATTGTTTACTAAAAAAAATATTGATTATGGAGATGCGTTTGCTAAATATGGTGTTATCGGGGTTCTTATGCGAATTGAAGATAAATTACAACGTTCTATGTCTATAACAAAAAATGGCGTCAACTTGATAAACGATGAAGGCATAAGAGATACTTTAATTGATTTACATAATTATTCAGCAATGGCACTAATGTTATTAGACGAATAAAAAGGTTTTAATTTGTTTTACAAAAACATATTAAACCCACATTGTTATATATTTATAATACTATTGTAATCATGTATTTGTCTATTGATAACAAATCCAAAATTGAAATGTTTGTAGCTCTTTTTCAACTCCTTAAAAATTGGGGCTCTAATATTACTCTCCAATTCGAAAAAGACCAACTTTTTATACAAAATATGGATAAATCCCATATATGCTTGTCTAATATCACCATTAAGCAATCATGGTTCACCGAATATAAGATTACAAATGATTCTTGTATTTGTGTTGACTCAAATAGCTTCGCTATTATCATTAATTATGCTCTTAAACACAAAAAAATGGAAATATTATTTGACACAGATGATAACAGCCCTGACAAAATATTTATTAATTTGTTGAATAATGATATAAATCCCACTAGTAAAAAAGACAACTTTGACCATTTTTTTGAACTATCCCTCATCGATAATGAACAAGATGTGTTGTCTATTCCTGACGTCGATTACAACGCCGAATTCACGATTGACTCTAAAAAATTTAGCGAACTTATTTCCGAACTCAACGTATTCGGCTCCAATTTAAATATTCGATGTTCCGAAGAAATTATTGAAATGAACGCATCTGGTGACGCTGGCAAACTAAAGGTTAACATACCAATTGATGACCTCAATGAATTTGCTATAGCAGAGGGCGAAGAACTTGATGTATCTTACAGCTTAAACCATATTAGCAAAATGTGCTTGTCCACAAAGCTTGGCTCGACTGTTGAAATATTCATTAGCACTGAATATCCTATGTCATTTAAATATAATTTAGGAGATAATAGTTTTGTATCCTTTTATATTGCACCAAAAATTATAGATTGACCGAAACAAAAATCCTTGTTTGACATTTTTACTCGTTTTTCGTTTCTTTTTTTATTATTATTTTTATCTAAATATGCTAAACATAATAATCGGAATTTTCATTTTTTGTATCGTTTTATTCTTTTATCTACATATTCAATTTCATTTAAAAACCAGTGACGATTTAGAAATTTATGAAATCGAACAAGCATCGAAAGATAAAATGGAAGAAATTTGTGACCTGAGACAACCTGTTTTATTCGATTGTGACGAAGAAGGAAGCAAAATTATTCAAACCACAAATAAGAATTTTTTATTAGAAAACTATCACATCTTTGAAGTTAAAATTAGGGACAGCCTCGATACAGATACTGATTCTGAATTATATGTTCCATTACCACTACGAGTTGCTAATAAATTATTTGCCGACGATAAACAATCACTTTATTTTAGCGAAAACAATACTGATTTCCTTGTTGAAACTGGTGCCGTTAAAAATATGATGTATAATGACGAATTTTTACGTCCTCATTTGGTGTCGAATTGTAATTATGATGTAATGTTTGGGTCAAATGGTGTCACAACTCCTTTTCGATATGAATTAAATTATCGCAATTATTTTATGGTTACCCAAGGCTCGGTTAAAATAAAGTTGTCTCCTCCAAAAAGCACACGTTATTTGTATCCAGTTAATGATTATGAAAATTTCGAATTTAGGTCTCCAATTAATCCATGGACCCCACAGCCTAAGTTTAGGGCCGATTTTGATAAAATCAAATGCCTTGAAATTGTTTTGACCCCTGGTAAGTACCTATTTATTCCAGCTTATTGGTGGTATTCTTTTAAATTTTCAGAAAACACTAGCATCAGTTGTTTCCGTTATAGAACATACATGAATAATATTGCTATTAGTCCTAATATTTGTATGTATGCTCTTCAAAATCAAAATGTGGAAAGAAAAATTGCGAAAAAAATAGACATAAAAAAATTATCATATTCATCAAATGATAATATTTATACTAATGACGATACTGGTGAAAGAAGTATTAGCAATATAGTTGATACTGAAAATAATGAATCCAATAATGATACTACTAATATTTCGGATATAAACATTACAGATATAAATTCTACCCAAGAAATACCGCCTATACTATTAGATACAAATATTTTTCAAACCCTAGATGAAACTTCTTCTACACATTCTGTTTCCGCTATATAAAGTTTATCGCGTATTTTGAAGATATAATAATGTATTTTTTATACAATATTAAAAACAACTCATCAATTTAATATAATACAAACAAAGTTATCTGCCATATGTCAAACCCTAATCAAAATATAACCATGAATACAAATATGATATATAAAATTAATATCAATGACCGCAATTACAGTTCTTGGTCTATATTTGATGCGAACACATTGGAACCATCAACTGATATTTTTAGCATAAACTTTAATCCTTCTGATAATCAATTGTTTACAGGTGATATTTTTACCATTAATTCATTAAATAATGGCAACAATAACGACAAAATTAGTATTAATATTGTTCACTCTTCTATTCGTAACAACGATAATATTCCAGCGGTTCTTATTTTAACCAATAATAAAACATATGGCCGCAGAAATGGCTCAAAAGGAAAACTATTGTATAAATGTGTGCCTGATGATATGCGATTACCAGCCTTCTTAGTCCCTTATGAAATTAAACACATGGATTTTTCCAAAGTATTCACAAATATATATGTGACAATACGTTTCAGTGATTGGACTGATAAACATCCTATTGCTACCATATCGCAAAATATTGGCCCAATTGACGTCCTCGACAATTATTATGAATATCAATTATACTGTAAAAGCCTCAATTCATCTATTCAAAAGTTCACCAAGGATACAAATAAAGCCATTGAAACCTATATGCCTACTATTAATGATTCAAATAATTCTAAATCCAATAATGATAAGGAGACAAAAAATGGTAAAAGTGTAAACGAAAGGAATAGTTGCGATAATAGTAACAAACATGACGAATTTATTGAAACCATGTGTCAAAAATATCCTCAAATTGAAACCCGAACCAACTTTAATGAGTGGCGAATTTTTACTATTGACCCTCGAGGCAGTGTCGATTTCGACGACGCATTCAGCATTAAGAATGTTAGTCCAAATACTGTCCTTGTGAGCATTTATATCGCCAATGTAACCATCTGGATGGACTTCCTAAATCTCTGGTCCAGCTTTTCCCAACGCATTAGCACTATTTATCTACCTGACCAAAAACGACCTATGTTGCCTACCATTTTATCTGATTGTTTATGCTCTCTACAAGCCAAGACTACTCGTGTTGCTTTTGTGCTCGATATAACTATTGATACTCTTTCTGGCGAAGTCCTTTCTACCAAATATTCTAATTGTAGTATCAAAGTATTTAGAAATTTTATTTACGAAGAACCAGCACTATTGAAAAATTCGGATTATACCTTTTTACTTGACGTTACTAGAATATTATCTAAAAAATATAAATACATACAAACTGTTCGTAACAGTCACGAACTTGTGTCCTATTTAATGGTGTTTATGAATCATCATTGTGCTAAAGAATTATTACAAAAACGTGTTGGTATTTTTCGCTCTGCTGTTGTTAAAGACACCGGTATGACTGTTCCGATTGACGATACTAAGTCCAATATAATTATTAATGAAGATGTTGCCAAATTTATTAAAATATGGAACAGCTCTTGTGGACAATATATCGATGTTTCTACTTTAGGAGAAAATATTAATACCGTTATTAAACATGACCTACTTGAAATGGATGCTTATGTTCACATAACATCCCCTATACGACGTTTAGTCGATTTATTAAACATTATTCAGTTACAGAATATTAGCGGTTTAATTCAGTTATCAATAAATGCCTCCGATTTTTATAACAATTGGATTAAAAAAATTGATTACATTAATACAACTACACGAGCAATTAAGAAAGTTCAAACTGACTGTTTATTACTTGATTTGTGCTATAATAATCCAGAAATACTTGAAAAAGAGTACGACGGATACTGTTTTGATAAAATTGTTAGAAATGATGGTCTATTTCAATTTATAGTATTTTTACCGGAACTAAAAATAGCTTCTAGAATAACTACCAGGGAAAATATGGCGAATCTTGAAAAAAGAATGTATAAACTTTTTTTGTTTAAAAATGAAGAAAGATTTAGGAAAAAAATAAGATTCCAATTAATTCATTAATAAATATTTTTTTTATTTGTATGATATATATAGTATAATGGCTGCTGGATCTACAATTTTTTATAAAATTCCGTTGGGTGGTGCTGGTAATGATAATATGTGGGGACTGAGAGTCCAACAAGTCAATACAGGTGGAGTTTTTACCGGCTATGACAGCATAACTTTACAATCTACCACAGTTTTAAGTTCGTATAAAGGGATTCCTAATGTTGCCATAATATTAGTACCTCCAGCTATTGATGCCGGCATTTCAGGCAACTGCGTATCTAATATTACTACTTCCTTTGACGCGACAGACGCTGGCCGGTTAAATCTTATTTTAAAACCTTTCGCCCCCGCTGGGGATGGTGTCGGAATAAATTTGGATGGCGACACTGTAGACGTTTTTTTTCAATTCAAACAAGCTAGTGTAAACACAGACCTAGTTAGGGTGGTCGGGATAGATTGGACAGACCATGTTTACAGTTTTGCTGGTAATACAAATGTTCCAGGGACCACCTTAGATAGAACCAATACCAGATTCTTATATTTTGGTTTTCCAAATCAAACTACCAAAGTTATAAATACAGGTTATGGAAATGATATAAAAGGCTGTCCAAATCTAAAGTGGTTAGAGTTGCCCGCAACTTTTACTGCAATAGAAGCTGACGCCCTTAACGTAACCGCGCTTCCAAACGCAGCTAATTATCCGCTAACAACAATCGAAGTTAACGCAAATATTTCATTAGAAAATAACTCGTTAAGAGGTTTAAAATTAACAAAAGACTCTATACTAAATTTAAGGGATACCGGAAGTAATGATTTTGGTCAATTAATGGTTGCTGGTTTAACATACAAGCAAGTTTATGATGCTATCACATGTTTCGGAGAAAATACTAAGATTATGTGCTGTGTAGATGGAGAAGAGAAGGAAGTGTTAGTTCAAAATATTCGCAAGGGCACCCTTGTGAAAACATTGTTACACGGATACGTCCCTGTTCACATGATTGGAACCAGTAAAATACACAACTTGGCAAATAACGAGCGTTATGAGGAGAGATTGTATGTTTGCAAAAAGGAGAAATACCCTGAGGTAACCGAGGATTTGATTATTACTGGTTGCCACTCTATATTAGTAGATGCCATTACGGACGAGCAAAGAGCAAACTTAATGCGAGTAATGAAAGATATCTATGTGACTGATAGCAAATACCGTTTGATTGCTAGTTTAGATGAACGCGCCGAACCATATGCTTGCGAAGGAATATTTAATATTTACCACTTTGCTTTGGAAAACGATAGTTACTACAAAAATTACGGTGTGTTTGCTAATGGATTGTTAGTTGAATCATGTAGTAAGCGTTATTTGAAAGAGTTGTCAAATATGACTATTCTCGAATAAATTGTTGTATAACAAAATATAATATAAATTGTATAAATATTTAAGGATTATCAATATAATTAAATTATAATTATATGGATTCACTAAGTGACAAAGCTAATACAATGGACAACAAGAAACCTATCATTGAGACTAATCCCAAACAGGTAGACAGATGATGTATAGTGAAGTGCGTGAAGTGATGGGATAAGTATAACGATAAAAGTATAACGATAAAAGTATAACGATAAAAGTATAACGATAAAAGTATAACGATAAAAGTATAACAATAAAAGTATAACAATAAAAGTATAACAATAAAAGTATAACAATAAAAGTATAATGAATATGTAATATTTTGCCGTATATTATTTACGTATTATATTATATATGAAGCCTAGAACTAGAGAAACAAAAAAACGCTTGACAAAAATGAAGTATGCTCGTAATAAGAGTAAGAAATACGGTAGAAAAAGATATACTCGACGTAATAAGTCAATGAAAGGCTTAATGAAAGGAGGATGAGGAATAATAAGTAGCAGCCCAGATTTGTCTGCGTTTTGGAAAAAGGATGCTACAAAGAATAACTATTATGGAATGAAAGGCGGATGATGTGATAGCGTTGTTGTCTAATGACAACTATATACACATTTCTGGAATGACGCATATAAAATGCTGAACAAGAAATGGTTATAATGTATATAAAAATAAATCTTATAAATAAATGAAACTTTGAAACAAAAAAATCTTAAAAATGATACTAAATGTTTCACTTTTAAGATATTTTTCCTCCCAAAAATTTATCGTAACAGTTTTTACAACAATATTTTCATATTTTAGACCATTATCATAAGAAGTGATTTTACAAAACACGTTTTCCAAAACTTTATTCGGATACTCAAAATCGGACATTTTTAAAAATGTCCAAAATCGAAAACCCTTTTTACTTTTTGGATTTTTTTGATGACTAAAATAAAAATATACAAAAACAATTAAAATACAGAATACTGAAAGCGACAGCATAAATGGTAACAACCTTGGAGCCAATAAAAATCCTATTTTTTTCGCACATTTCACAAATTGTGCCGCTGGGTTATGGTCTCATTATTCATAATTATTATTTCGGTATGTTACGATATTATGCTCTCGCCCAGAAATAATAATTGTCACCATAAATCGCAAAACAAGGTATCAACTAGTATCAATTTGTTTCAAATTAGTATCATTTTATAAGATTCTCACCGCGTAAAATATGGCGAAAAAATGTATAGCATATATGTAGTAAAAATGCCTATAGTTTTGGAATATATTTGGCTCGGTGGAGGCAATGAATTAAGAAGTAAAACCCGAGTTTTACAATGGGATTTTAG